TGAGAGGAGACTTAGACATCTCCGCAACCCCGTTCACTTTTTCTACCGCGCTCTTCCATTTGTTTTCTATTCCGGAATCGCCCACTATAACGGTATCATCCCCGTTGAACCCTCCTTTACACCACGAACTCACGAACTCGACGAACTTACGTTGATCAACGACGCGAATTGCGCGATCGAGATCCCCGTGAGAGTCCATGATAATGGCTAATGAAGCGGCACACAAAACAGGAAATGAAATATCGGAACCCATATTGAAGCCGCCATATTGGGAAAGATAATGACGACAAGGTCCTGAACACCCGCAGCGGGTAATTGGGACGACACGACCACCCACACTCCTTTCATAATAACGGGCCTTATACGAGTATCCCCTGAGGAGCTCTTCGTCCTCTTCGTCCAAAGAGAACTGATCTACAAGTTCATCACAGGCAAGACCCATGATGTCCGTATGTAACAGGTCAGTGGCTGACTTAAGATCACCCGAAACAAACCGGGGATCAGGAAGACTACGCAAGAAGGGCATCACGTCGACACACCACTCCTCGATCTCACGACCGAAAATGGCAGAAGCGAATCGGCGGATCCTCGTACCCATTAGGTTATTAAAAAAGTGGAACTTATCGCAACCAGCTGAACCGATCGTAACCGTGCGATGCTTTCCTCCCGTATAAATGATCTTCGGGATGACAGCTTTACGATCGAAAAAAAGATCCTCGGACGACTGATAATGGAAAGCACGTTTCCCCCCGTCAATTGAAGTCTTCTCTAAGCAACTCTTAGGAGAAGTCAGGGGGGACAATTTATCCCATCCAAAGTCTTTCGGCTTGCGGCATAAGTGGCGGAAAATTCGTTTGAAAAAAACTATAAAATTATGCGGCAGATTATCCCTCGGGGGGGTACTCATAACCTCAATATAGTCCAGTAAAGAAGGCGGTTTCAGTGGATCTCCGGGAGCAAAGACCTTTTTGCCCATATAAAGGCTAAAGCCTATTTCCACTTGTCGTGAAACCGGTACTTCGATACCAGGATAAGAAAAGGTAAAAGAGGGTGCACAATTTGAAGAGCCCAAGCACGTCTCCATCGCGCGATTCGCCAACTTCTTAGAGAACTTAACATCAGCAGCAACCTCACATCCCAGTCCCGCGGCGAAAGCGCGGAAACAGGCATGGTTGTGCTCGTCTCTTATAAAAGTTGCGCGCTCCACATCTTCCCTAGAAGCCTTTTTGGACTCATAGTCTTTGAATACAGCCATGAGCTGATCCTCGGACTTCTTGAGTGCTCGGCAAGACAGGAAAAATGGTGACGGCTGTTCGAGAGAGGAAGAAACTCGTTGTGAAAAGAACCCAGGATCAAAAGGGCGCTTTGCAATGAAATCTCGAACTAAAGGGCGATTCAGCATGATTCTCCCCCACAGCGGTTTCCGGTGACGACCGGTAACACGCCGTATAGAAAAAATACGCGGAATAGTGTCTTCATTTAGAACGTTGCCTCCTTCGGTGACGGCCGAGAAGGACGAGGTAGGGCTTTCAAGAATCTCCCTACCAACTCCACTTTCGGATGGAGTGAGGACATCACAACTGTCGGTAACAGCTTCGACAAGTTCATTAGCAAGTGCATCTTGCCGTCGCTGTCGAAATCCGGTCGTCTGTGAACTGTGTACAAAAACATCAGAAAAACCCGAAAATTTCCCTGACTTGCCAGAAGGTCTAAGAGCTAGGCGCTCAGAAGCCTCGGTCATCCATATCTTGTATTGGTTATAACGTCGCGAACGACGCTGATACCGATCAAGATATACTCCCAGCGACCGAAGCCAGGAGGTTTTAGAAGATCTATTTTTGTCGGGGCGGTCCAGCCCCAACTGAGGTTTTCTATGGCCCTATCCTTATTAGGGACGGGTTCCGCCATAGCGGGGTAGCGCCCCAATGTCGCTACCTGCCCATGTCTAATGGGCGGCATCCCTTCTCTTTCTGGGCATCTCCTTCTCCCCGTCGACTCCGCGATCTTGTGTCGAGTTTTAAACTGGCCCCCATAACAGGCATTACGACCGCACCTAGAGGTGCATTACACTCCACAATCGGAGAAACCCTTGTTTTTCAAGGGGATTACGGTCGGCCTCTTTGATACGCGACAGATAGACATCTTTTCAATGTCGTCATCGAAGATCATACCGAAGTAATGTCTTCAGCCAGTCTCTAACCAACGGCTCAGGGAAGCTATCAAACACCCATAGGAGTCAGGACTCCGTCACTTTCCTTAACGTTTTATTTTTTACTTTTCAATACTGGGTTTTCCATAATGACACCACTGGGATACTAAAAAGCAGTGCCCAGTTCCCGGTAGCATTAGCCAGGGAGGTAGGTGGTGAACTATGACTCGGCTATTATTGGTCAAGCCGACCGAGTTTAAGACCTATCCGTACCGCAAGACCTCTAAGGTCGATCCCACTACGTGTGCTTGCCTTGGTGCCAACGAAGCCCCTGTGCCTGTTAAGGCAGAGGTATGGTCTAGCCAGTAACCAAAAGAAAAAAAAAAGAAAGTAAAAACAAAAAAAAAAGACACGTCGCACAGAACACGCGACGGTTCTCGCATCGGTACCTGCGAATTGGTACCCGGTACACTTGTACCCGTCCCCAAGAGGATAGATAAAAGTCACCAGGCTTCGTTTTATTTTTTGAACGTGCCGACCGTCGACAGACGCT